CCTCTATGTAATATGTAGTTAAGATAGTGGTTAAGCAATGAACGAATAAAAAGAAAGGGAATCATAAGACTCCCTATCTTTAGTTGCTCTTACCTTTTCTTAGGTGTCCAGTTAGAATCAATTTCTTGTCTAGTTGGTATCATCTTAGAACCTTTAATAGGTAATACATACTCTGTACTAAACAACTCAAAATGAGCTTGATAAGCAGCAGCTTTTAGTTCTTCTAAGTCATCAGCTTGACTTTCTAAGTCATGTAAGTATCTTTCTTTCTGCTGCAACTTAACTAGAGTAGACTCATCACCGTTAGAGTCCTCTTTAAGGATACCCCATTCAGCAAAGGTTTGATTATAAGTTCCATTAACATATCTTAAATCGTTAGTAAAACTATAACACAATCCTTTTAAAACTCGTCCTTGAGTTGAGTAAGTTAAGTTGCCACTATTCTCAAGATTAAGAGCTTTAATTGAATTGACTACAACATTAGTAACACTTGGTTTATTTTTAGATTGTTTCATATTTTTCTCCATTAGTACTCGAAGTTAAGTACAAGGACAAGGACTATCAATCTATAGCTTATGTCAACCCTAGATAGACCAAGAGAAGAACCTATGTTAAGCTTGCGACAACATAGGTGATGAACGTTGGTCTACCTAACGGGTTGACAGAAGATAGAGATTGATTTATAGTCCTCCGTAGAACTTAACTTTGAGTGCTAATGGACGCTAGAAAAATATGAAACAATCTCAAAATAAACCTTAGTGTTACTTTTGTTGTAGTCAATTCTTTTAAAGCCTCTTCATCTAAGAGAATAGTAGGTGACTTAACTTACTCAACTCTAGGACATCTTCAAACATTCCAATTCTTCTGGATAGTATTAATAGTTTTACTAACGATTTAAGATATGGAACTTATAAGCAAACCTCATGCTGAATGAGGGTATCCTTAAAGAGGACTCTATAAGGTGTTCTACTCTAGTTAAGTAGCTGCATAAAGATAGACTACTTACTAGACTTATAAAGTTAAGCTGATTACTAGAAGAACCTGCTTATCATGCTTGAGTTGTTTAGTACAGAGTATGTTATTAAAGGTTCTAAGATGATACCGACTAGACAAGGAATGATACTAACACACCTAAGTAAAGGTTAGAGCAACTTAAGATAGGGTGTCTTATTATTCCTGTATCTATTTATGAGTACATTGCAATGGGTAACAGTTGTCCTCTTAAATAACCACTATCGTACTCATATTTACATAGGATTACAGAAGTATGACTCGTGTTGACAATGGACTTCCCCTGTCATAGTGCTACCAAGTCCACTTTAGTGTACTTAGGTAGAACATGGGGTAGGGGGACCCATTGTTCACTCGGTCATACATAATAAACACTCACTAGTAGATGAGAGTTAATTCTAGTTAATATTAGATTTGGTAATAACAGTTGATAGAGGTTTACAAAGCAGGAAAAGTATGCTAAACTAAAACCTAGATTCGCTACTTAAGATACATACGTGAGCCTAGTACAACAAGCAGGTAGTCACTTGGATAATTTACTTAAATACTAACATACGTGCAACTTAAGTATGTTATACTTCAGTTTTCCTTAATGTATTGAGTTATGACATCAAACGACAAAAGAAGAAATAACAAGGGTAATCCTAAGTTGTATAAAGGGATGGAGCCACTTAACCCTAATGGAAGACCTAAGGGTAGTATGAACAAATGGACTATTCTGTCCAGAGAACTTCTAACAGAACGAGGACCTGAGATAGTACAGGTTATTATAGACAGAGCTTTAAAGGGTGACGTTCACTGTTTAAAGATGTGTATAGATAGAATCGTTCCTCAAACCAAAGCTGTTGAGATTAACCATAGGAAACATGAAGGTGGTGTAATTATCAATGTTGTACCAACAGAACAAATCATAGAACAAGCTAAGAAAACAGAGCCAAAGCAGGTACGTAGTAAGTCTGAGGATGCAGTATTAGCAGAAGTAGCAGATGAGCTTTCATAGTGATTTAGCCTTCGGTGAAGAAGGTGAGTATTTAGTATTAAAAAAGCTTCACTTTAAATATCCTAAAGCTTATAAAGTAGAAGGTTATTGTAAAGAGTGGGATATCTTTGTACCTGAGAAAGGTATAGGAGTAGAAGTTAAAAGTGATAGAGTTGCTCATAAGACAGGTAATGTTGCTATAGAGAATAGCTATGGAGATAAACCTTCAGGTATTGAAACAACAAGAGCAACGTGGTGGGTATATATTACTAAGTGTAATCTTTACTGGATTAAACCAGAAGATATAAAAGATTGTATAAAAGATAATAGTATAGAAGCTACAGACTTTGGTCCTATAGCAGGAGACTTAAAAGGAAAGTCTTTGTATTTAATAAAAGAGAAAGTGTTTAGAAAATACGCTACTCGTTCAGAAAGATTATGAAAGACGAAGAAGGTAAATTAGAAATATCTATTCGCATATTAGGTAATGAAATTATAGGTTTTCAAATGACTGTAGATGATTTTAAAATGAAATGGATGCTAGTAGGATTATTTGGTATTAGTGTTATTACTTGGATAATGGTGCAGTTTGCACCTACGCTAATGGAAACATTTAGATAATGGCAGAGATTAATGTTGAGTTACATCCAGCTCAGTTAGAAATATTTAATTCTAAAGCAAGATTTAAGATAGTAGCTGCTGGTAGACGTTTCGGTAAGTCTAGACTAGCTGCTTGGATTCTTTTAATCAAAGCATTACAATCAGAAAGTAAAGATGTATTCTATGTAGGTCCTACGTTTCAACAATCCAAAGATATTATGTGGAGTATGTTGAAAGAGCTAGGAGCTGACGTTATAAAGGATGCCTACGAGAACACAGCTAGGCTTACTTTAATCAATGGTAGAAAGATATACCTTAAAGGCAGTGATAGACCAGATACTTTGAGGGGCGTAGGACTAGCATATGTTGTGCTAGATGAGTACGCAAGTATGAAGCCTATTGTATGGGAACAGATATTAAGACCAACCCTAGCAGACGTTAAAGGTGAAGCTTTGTTTATAGGTACACCTGCTGGTAAAAATCACTTCTATGATTTATATAAAGAAGCTGAAAAAGAAGAAGACTGGGAGTCTTTCTCTTATAACTCTAAAGATAATCCTTATATAGCTGCGGATGAGATAGATGCTGCTAGAAGGTCTATGTCTTCTATGGCATTTAGACAAGAATTTGAAGCAAGCTTTGAAACTTTCTCTGGTGGTATCTTTAAAGAGGAATGGTTCCATACAGGAAAAGAACCTGAAGAAGGTAACTTTGTTATAGCTGTAGACCCTGCTGGATTCGAGGCTGTAGAAAAGGAAAGAGGACTGAAAGGTTCTAAATTAGATGAAACAGCTATAGCTATTGTTAAGATAGATAGAGATAAGTGGTGGGTTAAAGACATACTACATGGAAGATGGGGTATTAAAGAGACAGCAACTAAGATTCTTAAAGCTGCTGAGATATGTGAAGCAACAACTGTAGGTATAGAGACTGGTTCTTTAAAAAATGCTATTATGCCTTACCTAGAAGATGAGATGAGAAGTCAAAATAGGTTTGTACATATAGATGAACTACGACATGGTGGTAAAAAGAAGACAGAACGTATAACATGGTCACTACAAGGTAGGATGGAGCATGGACAAATAAGCTTTAATGAAGATAGAGAGTGGAAACACTTTACATCACAGATGTTAGACTTCCCTAATCACTTAAGTCATGACGATTTACTAGATAGCCTTGCTTATATAGACCAAGTATCCATAGCTGACTTCGCATACTCCATAGATTTGGACGAAGATTGGGAACCTGAGGATGAAATAGCAGGATATTAGGTAATTTCACATATAAATGTACACAACTACACAAGATGTGTTATACTCCTTTAAATTACCTACGTTAGTGGAGCTATTTCTATAGATGTTTGATGATAAAGAAACTAAATACCAAGCTTTAGCAGGATGGCTGTCTTATAGGCTTGAAAGTTGGAGAACACACAG